GCCTAAGTTTGATGAGATAAGAGAGTACATGAATATTAAATCAAAGAGTGGTGTTTATCAAATGCTTGGGTACATAGAGTGGAAAGGATATATTAAAAGGTATCCTGCACACGCAAGAGCAATAACAATTTTAAAGGAGGTAGCATGACTAAAAGAAAAACAATAAAAAATAAAAAAGAAACTAACGATTGGTTTAATACTCATGTTAAAGTAATGGGAGTAGACTTAATTGAAGCAAAGAAAATAAAAGATTTATTAAAAAAAAGATTAACAAAAGATTTAACTAAATCACAATACAACTTATAGTAGAAAGGCAACACCCTGAACCTCTCTAAACTACTGATATTATTATATAATATTTATTTTTTAGAGGGGTTGTTAAGACAAAAGTTATAATGTATAATAGATATACTGTCTTTAAATTAAAAGACAAATCTTTTATCCAACATAACTTAATAGACAGGACAAACCAATATGAGCAATAAATTCTTTTTAAAAAAAACATGGGTCAATGTAGATGTATGCGTTGAAGACTATTATAATTCAGGTACTACATTAGCACAAGTTAAAGAGAAAATAAATTGGAGTCCATATTCAAATATAATTAGTAAAGAAGTGAAGCATAGTAGACATACAGTAGAAGAGATTGATGAAGAAACATTTAAAAATAAAATCAAGAAATCCGATAGCGAAAAATCTACTAACAAGAAAGTTTCATTCGAAGATTATAAAGCAGAATAAAAAGTCTTTATTAAACAAGGTGTTTGATAAAATGAAATATGATATTGAACAATAGTACTACACAACATCTAAGTCAAGGCGAAGGTAGAGCAATTACATCTGAGGTATTACTATATCGAAGTGTTATTGTTCGAGCAATTATGGATGCATTAGATATAGATATTCATGCATGGGGTAATAGAAGAGAACAAATAATACATGAAGCCAAGGCTTGGTTTTCAAAAACAGACTCACATTTCTGTGAGATATGCGATTACGCAAATTTAGAACCTACATTTATAATCAGAAAGTTTAAGCAACTGCATCAAGCTAATGCTAAAAAACTATTTAAACATAAAAACATTCATAAGTTTTTAACTCATTATATATGTAGCTTTCATCAACAGGAACGATATTAAAATGGCAACAGGAAAAAATACTAAGTTTGATTTAGACTTAGAGTATGGACAAATAAGAGAGAAGAGAGTAGCCGATTTACTTAAAGGAAGTAAAGTTGAAATTAAAACTGAGAGAGCATGGTGGAGAAAGACTGGTAACATTGCTATTGAATATGAGTATAGAGATAAACCTTCAGGCATAGACAAGACAGAATCTAAATGGTGGTTTCATATATTAGAACTAGATAAAAAAGAACATTGTATGTTAGTCTTTAGAGTATCAAGATTAAAAAAAATAGTAAAGAAATATAAGAAGACACACACTAAAAGTATTGGAGACTATAGAGCATCCAAGTGTGTAGTATTACCTTTAAAATTATTATTTACTGAGGAATGTATAGCAATATAATGTTTACCATATACGAAAAAATAATAGGTTACCTTTTAGTAGGTTATATTATTTACATATTAGTATGTATGGTATTAGGAACATTTGATATAATATAAATATGACAGACAAATCTTTATTAAAAGAATATAAATCTACAATCTCTGATTTAACAAAAGAGAAACAAGAATTAAATGATACTATCAATCAAAAGGATAGTAAGATTAAACAAATTCTAATACAATTAGAACAGGCTAATAATGATATTCAATCTATGGGTTCTAAGATAGGTGAACTTCAGGAAAAGCTGAACAAGAAACAAACTATTAAACTAAACATTGATAAGAAAATAGAGGAAATGCTTGAAAATAAAGTTGAACCAAGTGTTGACACCGATGATGAAGTATGATAGTAATACGATAATAATTAACAATAACAATAAAGGAAATGCATATGGCAATAATTGAAGGCACAGCTTACTGGGCTTCTCTGACACGACCAAACGAAAAGTTTGAACCTATGTGGACAATTGATTTATCAGTAGATGAAAAGTCTGCTAATGAATTAAAAGAGCAAGGAATAAAAGTAGGTGAAACAACTGTTGATGAAACTACTATTCCTAATATAGTAAAGTTTAAAAGAAAATGCAGTAAAGCTAATGGTGATAAGAATACTCAACCACAATTAGTTGATGCTTCTAAGAACCCACTAGATAAAATAGTAGGTAATGGAAGTAAAGTTAAAGTAATGTACAAACCTTATGAATGGAACTTCAAAGGTAAAAAAGGTATGGGCTTAGACTTACAAGCTGTTCAGGTAATAGACCTAGTAGAGTATACACCTAGAGAAGATTTTGAAGTAGAACAATCTGCAAATGGTGTTGACATCAAGGATGATTTTTAGTACTATCCAACTGTTGAAATGAAATTTAATTTTCATTTTTTCTTACTCCGAGGGGGTGGCGAGAAATTGCCACTCCTTTTTTTTGGACTAAATTAATTTAACTAAGGGCGACAATGGAAGAAATAAATAAAAAAGGTTTTGTAAAATATCACCTACCCTGTCCACTATGTGCAAGTAGTGATGCAGTATCTGTTAACGCAGACAATTCAGCTTATTGTTTTTCATGTCAAGAATTTATAAAGGAATACGATATGGAATTACAACCAACAATAACACAAAGTAAAAACGAATATGAAGTAAAAGACTTCATGAAAGATTCTAACTATGCAGAAATTATAGATAGAAATATTTCTGAAGATACCTGTAAGAAGTTTGGAGTTACAGTTAAGATGGATAATATGGGTACAATAACTAATCATTACTATCCATATCATGATACTCAAGGTGCAAAGATAGCAACCAAGACTAGATATACTAAGCTAAAAGAATTTAGTATACAAGGTAATACAAAAGATTCTGGTTTGTTTGGTCAACATCTTTTTTCTAAAAACAAATACTGTATTATAACTGAAGGAGAGTTAGATGCTTTATCATCTTATCAGATGATGTTAAAGGGTAACTATCATACACCAGTAGTAAGTATTAAGAATGGAATATCTTCAGCAGTAAAAGATATTAAAAATAGTTTAGAGTGGTTAGAAAATAATTTTGATAATGTTATTATAAATTTTGATAATGACCCACAAGGTAGAGAAGGTGCAATGAAAGTTGCAGAATTATTTTCTCCAGGAAAATGTAAAGTCATGCATTTACCTGAAGGATTTAAAGATGCTTCAGATTGTTTAACTCAAAACAAAATACAAATATATAATAAAACATTTTGGGATGCTAAGAAATTTGCACCTGATGGAATTATAAATGCTAGTACATTATTAGATGATGTACTTAAACCAGTAACAAAATCATTTGTTCAATATCCTTTTGAAGGATTAAATAAAATTACATATGGTCTAAGACCTTCAGAGTTAGTTACATTTACAGCAGGGTCTGGACTAGGTAAGACACAAGTAATGAGAGAGGTAGTACATCACATTATAAAATCAACTGAAGATAATATTGGTTTGTTAATGTTAGAAGAAACACCAGTCATAACTTCAAAAGGTTTGATGAGTGTTGAAGCTAATCAAAGATTACACTTACCAGATGTTCATGTAAGTAAAGAAGAAATGACAACTTACTTTAAAGCAACAGTAGGTACTGGTAGAGTATTTATGTTTGACCACTTTGGTTCTAACTCTATTGATAATATTGTTTCAAGAGTTAGGTTCTTAGCTAAAGGTCAAGACTGTAAATACATAGTGATTGACCATATAAGTATTATTGTATCTGACCAACAACATGGTGATGAGAGAAGAGCATTGGATGAAATTATGACTAGACTTAGAACACTTGTTCAAGAGACAGGGGTATCTATGATAGTTGTATCACACCTTAGAAGACCTGAAGGTAAAGGTCATGAAGAGGGAGCAGCAACTTCATTATCACAATTAAGAGGTTCGGCTAGTATAGGTCAGCTAAGTGACATGGTTATTGGGCTTGAGAGAGACGCACAGAACGATGACCCTGATATTAGGAACACCACTAGGATAAGAGTATTAAAGAATAGATTCTCTGGTATTACAGGTCCTTGTTGTGATTTAAAATATGATATAGATACTGGTAGACTTAATGAGGT